TTCCCAATAAGATATATTGGTTGGTCTTATAATATCATCTGCATCATCACTTGTTGCAACAGCATGCGCTGTTATACATTTATATAACGTAACTCTTGTTGCTTGTAAGTAACCACTTGATGTTGTTATAGTAGCGTCAGGGCGGTGTACTTTTATACTTGTACTTGTTACTGCTTCTACTTTTAAAGGAACTGCTTTTGCATTTGCGTCATCGTCAGTAAAACCTTTTGCAATTACAAATTCTCCTGCAGTTATACCATGACCTGTTCCAACAGTATATGTCATTTCATTAGTTCCAGCACTACCTGCTGCTACTGCACTTGCTGCTATTAAGCCTCCTATAGGTCTGTAGTACTCTACATAATCTCCTACACTATAACTTGTTGCATCATATAAAACAGTACCATTTAAATCATTTTGTCCTGCCCAAGTAGCATAACTAGTAATTCTAGTATCATCTTTATCAAAATATAGGGTGTATTCTGTGCTATCTATTGTGTATCTGTTATCTGAAGGCCAGTCACAACCACCTTGATCGGTATCTTTATACTTCCAAGGACAGCGTGCTGCAACAATACTTCTTCTAGGTAATTTTATACCTTGTACATCAAATGCACTTGCTAGTTCAAATTCTACTATAGTAGAAGTTTCAGAAGTTTTTCTTTCTATATAGTAAACATCTCTATTAAACTCTACAGGAGGATTCTGAGCATTATCTCCTCCAACTAAATACTTAGCAAGTGTTCTTCTACGAATTACTCTTGCTCCTACTAAATCATCAAAGTTACTTAAATGAGCACTCCAATACTGATTTATATTAGCAAATTTTACAGTAGGTCTTGGTAAACTTCCTGAGCCTCTAACTTCCCAACCATCTGACTCTACTGGAAACGCACTATAAGTTTGTTGTCCATAGTGTGCAGAATTAGTTGATCCAAAGTTATCTTCATCTAATAAGCTATACCATTGTATATCATTTGTTCCGTTTGCTCCATCATGAAAGTATAGTTTATCTATACCCGCACCTCCAATATCACTTTCGGGCAGTAAAACTTCAAAAACGGTAATGAAACCGCTTGTTTGTTGTTGCCCTTGTACATCGGTAACTAACGCATTATTATTGTAAGTAGAGCTGTTAGTTCCTGTTATTGGATTGCTCACGCTTCAAATACCTCTCTTGCTTTACATTTTAACGAATAATAATCATCATGCGTTAAAGTTCTACTATAATCTTCTATAACTACAACTACAGTACTCTCGCCTCCGTCGAAAGGAACTACTAATTTACAAGTATCAACTGAAGCTAATCCGTTAAAGAAATCATATATATTATCAATATCTGCCTTAGTTCTATTATTAAAGTTAAGATTCCACTCTCTAGGAGTATTATTTATTCCATCAGCAACTCTCATCTCATAGCCGTCACCAAACTGTGCTGTTAATACTCGAGGCTTTGTAGTTTGTTCTACTCCTCTATCATACATTACTGGTGCGGAAAATCCGCTTATATTACTTCCATTTTTTTGTGTTATTCCAAGTGCCATTATCCACCCCTACCTTTTGTTCCTTGTTGGTTTAATAACCCACCAGGTCTCATTTCTTGTTGTAAATGTTGTTGTACTAAGCCTCCAATTGCTCTACCCATTCCTTGCATCTGCTGATCTCCTTGTACTGAAGTTTGCGATTGACCACCTTCCATATTTATAGAAACATTAACTGTGTTTCCACCTTGCGGGCCACTCATTTTTACTGGGATACTTTTATCGTTTCCTAGAGGTACGACCGCTTCTGTGCCGTGAAGAACTGCATTATAACCTGATTCTGGGCCTGACGCTACACCACCATATCCAAAAGACTTACCACTTGGTGACATAATGCCTCCATATCTTGCTGGTAATCCTGGAAGACCTACTGCTCTTAGGGCAGTCATAGCTGCTGCTGACATATAGGCTGCTGCTAAGTCGGCGAGTACTTGTTTCATTACGCCTTTCATAGCGTCACCGAATGATTGAGTGCCATCTAGTAATGCTTGGAATAAACTATCAAATCCTTGCTTCATTATATTACTAGTCTTATTTGCTAGTTCCATTTCGATATTTACCTTTGCTTGTGCATCTGCTTGTTTTAAGATTTTATTATATTGTTCTTCCCCTAGGGCTTTTGCCTGTTCTAAGGTTAAATTTCTTTCTGCTAGAATAGCATTTAATTCTCTATGTTGTGGAGTAATATTTTGCCAACCAAAGCCCATAGGTGCTCCTCCAGTCATATTTCCAACTTGCATTTGCTTAGAGTTTATCTTTCTATCCCTTGCTGCCATGGTATCTACATTGTTCTGCTTATTTATCTCATCAGTGATCATTTGCTCAGTAATAAGTTCTTCTTGTTTTAATGCATTTATTGCAACTTGTCGTTTTCTTGCTTCTTCTTCATCATATCCTTGAGTCAGGCTGTACTCTAATAAATCATCTTCTAATTCCTTTATCTTCTCTTTCTGATCCGTTTGTTTTCCTTGTAAGTCTACAATTTTTTGTGCTTTTAAAATTCTTACTTCTTCATGTGTGGTTGCCGCACGAATAGCAGCTTCATTTATCTTCATCGCTAAAGCTCTTGCTTTAGTATTCTTTGCGTGTTCTTCACTAAGTTTTAACTGATCAAACAATTGTTGATTTACTACTTTTTGCAGGTCTACTGTTTCTTTGGTGTCGTTTTTCTTGTCTGTTGCTAAGGTCTTTTCTTTTTCTGCTAGATCTCTTACTAATTCTAAGCTTTTTATTTCTTCTTCGGTAGCTGTGTCTGTTTCTTTTGCAACTCTTAAAGCTTCTATTGCCATATCGTATTTAAGAATTTTGTCTTTTTCTTCAGTAATTGCCTGTGTATTTTGTAATTCTAATTTAGCATTTTTATCATCAACAGTAGTTCCTTTACCTACACCTACTGCTGCTATTTTATTGTCTAGGAATTCCTTTTGTAGCTTGACTGACCTATCTTGCAGATCTCCCATATTTTTGTATATTAGTTCTTCTTTTGCTAATTCTATTCCCTCTTTAGTTATTCCCTCTGCTGTCTCTGTTTGTACTTGTAGAGCATTATCACGTTCTTGAGTGAGTTGTTTATTTATTTCGAGATTTTTCGTCATCTCTTTAAACCATGCTCTCGCTGTATTAGGATTCATACCCCATTGGTCTTCGAACGCAACTCTAGACTTATGACCCATTCCAAAAACAGTAGATTTGGAGTCATAATCTGCTTTCATTTTAGCCAGCTTTTCTTCGTCCCACAGTTCCTTTTTCTTTGTGTTGAAGTCATACTTCATAAGGCTTTGCTCGCCCGTTTTAAGTTCTTCTTCGGTTCTTGTTACATTGTCATCTGCACGTTTTTGAGCTGCAGGAGCTAGTGTTAATGACTGCTTTCGTGCTGTGATATTCTTTTTCATATTCTCAAGAACAGAAGAACCAAATAATTTTGTTCCTGAACCAGCCATTTGTCTAAGAGAGTTAATTACTGCTTTATTGTTTTCTGCAAATTGTTTTGAAGCCTGTGAAGCATTACCAAACTGTGCTGTTAACTTAGTAACATTCTTTACTTGATCTTCACTTATTATTCCACCACTTTGCATGGTTTCAATTAGTTTCAGTAGAGCTTCAGGTTCTTCCGTTAGTTCAGCTAGTTCTTTTAAAGGTTTGACTATATTCTCAATGGACTCTGCTCTATTCTCTGAGTCTTTCATACCCAAAGCTGCTTCATAATCTTTCATACTTTTAGCTAGGTCTACACTTTGGAAAGCAGCCCCCATCTGTTCTATTGTACCCTTCCAATTTAAGAGGCCTTTGTTTGCAACATCATTCATTTTCCCAATTTCTACTGCCAGACCTTGATACCTATCTTTAATATCTCCAGTCAGCTGCTTTTCAGCTTCTGCTGCTGCATCTACACCTGCTATCCAATCCCATAAGGCTTTTACTGCTTCGAAAATCATAAGTGCAATACCAATCCACCCCATATATCTCATAGCTTTATTCATCATCATTGAAGCTTTCTGAGTAATTGAAACCATCAGCATTTGTTGTCTTTTATAAAATGCTGTAGTTGAGGCGTAGGCTGATTTAGCCATGAGTTGTCCTCTTTTTATATATCCTTGTTTTTTACCTTGTGAAGCAGCTAGTGCAATTTCCTGGTCTACTAAGAATTTCTTATATGCTGCCAGCTCTTGCTTGTTCATATTTTTAGAGAAACCAACTCCTGCTTTCAAATGTTTCTGTCTAATCTGTAACTGTCTTTTTGAAAGCTGACCTTCAGGCATACCTTTACCGGCCTTTATTTTGTGTTTATCCATATATTTCTTATCTCTAAGATCATCAGGGCTTCCTCCGCCCGCTGCGGATAAGGCAGCTTTTGCTCTTTGAGAAGCAGCAGCAGCTTCGTCTGCGGCTTGAGCGGCTTTACCAAAATTATCTTGTGCAGCAGCTCCCATTGCGGCAAAGTCTGGTAATATAGATTTAAGGATTGGTGTTAGAAATAACGTGAGTGCTCCTACTAGAGCATAAATATTTTTTGAAAAGAAAGGCAGAACTGCAGCGGCTATATCACCAACTACTTCTTTTACACCTTTCATCATATCATCAAAGGCTTTTGCAAATTGGGATAGTGCGAAGGCACTTGGATCAAGTACTTGAGTTATTGCTCCAAACTTTGATTCCGCTTGCCCAAGAACTTCGTTGGCTACCGCTTGTGATTTTTCGAATTGGGTTAAATCTTTTGCATTTTTACCTATCTGATTCGCGTATGCTTTCATTGCAGGCTCTAATCTTAAGATAATACCTAATTCATCTAATAGTTCTGGTTCCGCTTTTGTTATACCTCTTGTAAGACGTTGAAATGAATCTGTTAAATCCCTACCAAGAGCGAGTGAAGTATTCTTTGCAGCTGTACCAATAGCTTCCATTTGTCCAGCACTTAACCCCGCAGCTGTACCAATAGCGGCTGCTTGTGCAGCTTCTTTAAACTGAATCATTCCACTAGTAGCTGCTTGGATATCCTTCGTCATGGTTGCGTATGCTACACCAGTAGTTGCTCCAAAAGCTAACTGCCCTTGAATAAGGTTTCTGGTTTCCATGGAATCTTTAAGGAATTGGAAGGCTGCTGAAACAGCAAATACTTGAGCAGCAATAGTTGCGTAGACAGCAACAATACCACCTTGCATGGTCTGTGCTTGCTTACTAAAGTTTTTTGTTGCGTTGGAAGACTGCTGTGTTACGCCCTTAATTCTACGGTCTGTCGCTTGGGAAGCTTTCCCCAAGTCGTCCATACCCTTTTTGGCGCCTTTGGTTTTCTTCTCTAATAGTTTAAGAGTCCCATCGTCTCCAACTTGGAATACTAGTTGTCCACCTTGTATCTTTTTACCTGCCATTTTTGTTATCTACTCTTTGCTCGCCTTTTATCGGCGTCTTGCTTACGTTTAAGCTCTCCGTTGACATTTATCGTGTGAGCGCTTTCTACATGCTTTAAAAAGAAACAGGTTGTTCTCTTATCATGGACTTCATTTATGTCCAATAGGTCATTCAAAGGAGACCAATCTTTACCGAAATAGGATCCACTTGCTCCGTCCCATCTATCTGGAAGCATAGCGTGAATCACAAAAGCTTCTTGAATCTCTAACGGGAAGCTCCCAAGTTCGGGAGGCATCTCGTCTACGTTAGGCTCTTGTCCTAGTTGCTCACACATATCTAAATAAGCGTCTACGCTTATATTATCTGCGAAAAATCTTTTTATCTGTGCAAGTGCCCAGGCTACTTGCTCTTGGTAAAATTTTCTAAGTCACCTACTTGTTCTGTTACCCAAGTATCAAAATCACTAGAATTTTTCATCAGTACTTCTACGTTTTCTGGATTAAATTCTAATTTTGTTTCTTCCTGCTCAGGAGATAAATCTCCTAATAGTAACATATTCTTAGCATAGCCAAGTTTAAAACCAGACCAGCCTTTAATAACTGCTTTTGTATACTCAGTTAAAAACTTATCATCGTCCATTTGTTCTTCGTAACTTCTAGTTTTCTTATTGAATACTTGA